CGCCGTCGAAAATCCCCTGTTCTGGGATTTTCGTGATTTTATTGCCCAGGAGCAGACGCAATTCACCTCCGACATTCACTGCGTGACCACCTGGTCCGTTTGGTATAGTGAATTAACTTCTGACCCATTGATTTTACTCGATTTTTTTCACAAAAAAAGGGGCGGTTACTCAGGTTTCCCTCAGAACCGCCCACTTGTGCCCGTTTTATAAGGGTTTTTGGCGTTTATTCGACGTGATCCTCAGAAGGCGGTTCCAGCATTAACGATCTGATATATCGACACATTCCGGTCTGCGAGCCACCTATAGCATTGCCCAGTTCCCGCCACACTTCCACGGGTCCTTTTTTCTGGTCAAGCAGGGCCTGAATCTGCTCTTGGTGCTCGCGATAGCGGGTGTTGTTTCTGAGCTTGACGCCCTTGCCCTTCAGGAAATTGCTGATGCCGGAATGCGACGGCGTCTTCTGGCCGGGATACCGCCGCTTCAGCTCTTCGGCTATTCCACGCGGGCCGACCTTTTTGCCGACCATTGCCATGATCTCGGTTTCGTATTTTCCGACCTTGTGAGCGCCCGGCCGATGCGGCATCGGTTCGCCATCTTCGCGCGCCCACAAGGTGACGCGTTTTGGTTCGACGCCGAGTTCTTTCCCGAGCTGGGTCGACGACCAGTCCGGATGCTTTGCCCGAAGCTTTCGGTATTGTGCGATTTTTGCTTGCCGCACGATTGCCGGCAATCGTCCGATCACCGCCTGTTCGACATTGGCCCAGCGCAAATGGTTATCGAGCGTGCTCGGAGCGATGCCGAGTTCGGCCATGATCTGCGACCGGTGTGCACCAGCCCGATGCATCTCGACTGCTCTCGTGCGCTGATAGATTTGAAGCTCCTTGGCCGTTTTGATTACCGGTCTCGACGGCTGATCGACGGCGACGGACCTCGACTCATCCGTCAGCAAGGCAACCGCGTTTCCGTTCGACGTTACGGAATAGTTTGGCACCAGATCGATAAACAGATTGCCGGGCGACGCTGGCACCGGCGTTGCTGCGATTTTCAATATCGATTCCGATGGCCGCATGTCGGCGCCATCCATGCCAAGCCACGACAGATCGATGCCAGCATGAACCCAGTGCCGATGCAGGATGACAGCGATGACGTGGATGTAAGCTTCCGGAGTATCGAGATCGATCTCATATTCTGCGGCGACCGCCTTCCCCCATTTCAGGATTGGTTGGTAGGAAAGAACGGTGTGCATGTAGTTTTCTTCGGTGGTGGCGACCTTCTGATGCCCCATCAATTTTGAAATCTTGCGAAACTCCAGTCCCGACGCCTCCAACAAACAGCCGAAGGTGTGGCGCGTTTCGTACATTGTGTACGCCATGCCGCCGTGTTCTTCGTCGACGAATCCGGCCTTGGTCATGATGGCCGGCCACTGATGATTTGAAATCGACTCCGGTGTGAACAACTCCTCACCACCAATCCGCACGACCGGAGCGTCACCCTCGACGGAGTATCCGTTCGCTGCCATCCATTTTTTGTGTTCTTGCAGCGCATAGAACAGGATCGGGCTCATCGGCAGGATGCGAAATCCACCCTTGCCAGTCTTGGTACTTGCTACCAACACCCAGCGGCTTTCATCCCCCACCCATTTGCCATCCACCTTCTGTCGCCTGCGCTTGCGTACAGTGCGCCGAACCCAAATCTGGCGATCGATAAAAAAGATCGCGTCCCAACAGAGACCGCAGATCTCACCGGGTCTCAGTCCCGCCAGCAGTCCAATCAACACCACCATCAGGCGCGTACGAGCAAGCAGCGCATGCTCGCGATGAGCCCGAAAGGTCACACCGCGTATCACATCGGTTAAGTGATTCAGCGGAAATGCGGTTCGCCCTTCTTCTCCTTCATCGTCATCTCTGACACCGGCCTTCGATATCTCAAATGGAAATTCGAGGAGTGGATTTGGCCGTGGCATCAGCTTTGCTTCGATGGCCAGACGAAACGCCTTTCTCACTACGCTTTTCAGAGCGGCAAGCGTACTCGGCTGGAGACCGTCCTTTGCCCTCTTGTCAAACCATCCCTTCACAAACCTCAGCTGATCTTTCGGAAACTCGATCAGCTTGTGATGGCCGAAGGCCGCATCCAGCGTCCGGATATTACTTTCAATTGTCTCAACCGTTGACCCTCTGAAATTCTCCGTTTCAGCGTTCTCTCTCACCAAGACAAGAGCCTGATGAAACGTCGCCTGAGTCGCCTTGGAAAGAAACTCCCGGCCCTCTGCTTTTCTCTTTCTGAAATCTTCGGCAAACTCGTCCATTTCGGCTTGAGTGTCGAATGGTTGCTGCTTCCGCCTGCCATCGGTCCCTTTATAATCGAACTCGAACGAACGATCCGACATTAAGTAACCGTTGCCATCGTCCTTGCGCTTGGCCGGATTCACTTTCCTGACGCGCGTTGCACGACCGGGTTTTGATTTCTTTGATTTCGACCGACGTGATACTTTCTTGGCAGCCATGATTCGCCCTCCTATGGCGAGCTGTGGTTAGGTTCTCGCGGGTGCATCAACATCCGCGAGGGCCGTCTGTACGGTGCTCAGCGCCCCGCAAGAATTCCCCCTAAACCAATTTTGGGATCGGTGTGACAACGACAGGTTTGCAAGCCGGGCTTGCACAAGCCAAACAAAGACCGTCGCCAAAAGACGGTGACGATTCAGAAGCCAGTCAATGATTGGGAGCCGCCGGGCGCAATTTGCCCATCGGGCGTGCGCGCGAATGGATGCGGCCGATTGACATAAATGTCAACGCCGGGACTCGGCCACAAAACCCGGAAAACCATATTTCCGCTTATCCTTCAACGCGATGTCTCCATTCGTAGGAGCCTCGCCCGGAGAGCTGGATTATTCTTGATGTGGAGCCGATCAATCCCATCCGGATTGGCCTTGCTGAGTCGTTGGGATTCCCCGATCGGTGGCTCTAAGACCGATCGGGGACCCATTCGTCCGGCCGCACTGGACGGGGGGTTTTTGTGTTAGGCCGGCGAATCCTTGCATTCGATATGATGTTGTGAAAGGCCTTGGCGCACGGCCGACCACAAAATTTCTGATGGCCCCTGGCCCGCGCCTCGAACCGCTTGCCGCATTGCCGGCAACGCCGGACGGTGTGACGGAGCTGGCGCCGGATCTCGTCCCGCTTTCGATTTGCGCTATGCCTGATCCGGCATCTGACCGAGCAATACACTTGCCGCCCATGCTGCTTGACGAACGGCTTGCTACACTGCCGGCAGATCGATCCAGACCGCCTCGCATGCATTGCGTTGTGGAAAGACACCTTGCATCGGAGATCACAGAAAATCTGCCTCTTCGTATGCTCGGCATCGAAGGGCTTGCCACAGCTCCGACAGGTCTTGCCGACGCGTTCGAGGCGCAGCGACTCGACGAGCATCTGCTGATACGAGTCGCGCCTGCACTTGACCGAGCAAAATATCCGCTTTGGATCGCGATCGTCCGGAAGGCGCTTCTGGCAGTACTGGCATAGGTCGCGCGGCAGCTTGTCCCGGCCCATCGCCATGATCCCGGTCGGGATGACCGGCGCAGGCTTAGCCCGCAAGTTGATATCCATGCAACGACTGCGACGCGACGAACCGGCAATGATTGGAGCAGAATTTTTTCCGCTGTTCCGGCAACGGCGAACCGCAATTCCAGCAATGCTCGTCACGGAGGAAGCCGGACTCGCAGTATCCCATCTGTCCTTCGATCCACAGCGGCCGTTTTGCGCCGACCACATCGAGCGCGCCGTGCACGACCGCGCTCGCCTCCATGTCGGCGTGACTCCAACGCCAGCCTTTCAAGCACAGTCTCTGACGCAGAGCGTGACGACCAGGACCTTCCCAAGCAAAAGCCGTCGGCTGCGCTTCCTGCATGAACGGGACAAGCAAATCGATCAGCTCGTCGTGCTTGGCTTTCGACATCCGAAAGCCGACAACGACCGGTCGCTCGCGCCGCCGATTTCGGTGAGTTGTCCGATCGAGCATGTTCGTCCCCCTCCGATTCATCGTCATCGAAAAAAACGATCAGGATATTTTCAGGCTGTGGCGGCGCTATTGGCAGGGAATCGGGTGGCAGGGTGGAAGGCGCTTCGTTCACGGAGGCCTCCGTACACGACCTCGTTAGTTGTTAGTTGCGTCTTTCGGCTTACCGGTCTGCTCGCTGGTCATGTTCAGCGGCGCGAAAAATTCATCGCCGCCGGGATCAGTGCGGCGATTGATCTTTTCCCACGCCCGGATCTCGTTGGCGTTTGCGCCGCCGATTTCGCGCATGATTCGATACGCTTGCCAGCGCGCCAACATGTCGCCTCTCAGCAAATCATCTGTGTCGATTTCGATGCAATGGGTCCGCTTGCCGTCTTCGCTCAGCAAGTCGCGCTCCAGCACCTTTTCGAGACGAACGATCCACGGTACCAGGCAATGGGTCGCAAACATTCGATTGAGTTCGACAACATTATTGTACGAGCCGTTGCTGAGATCGCCCAACATCGGCAGTGGCACGCGATAGATTCGCGCGATCGTTTCGACGCCAAACTTTCTCGATGCCAGCAACTCGGCATCCTCCGGCGCGACGGAGATCGATTGCCACTTGAGACCTTCTTCAAGAATTGGCGTTCCACCGGAATTGGCGGTACCGGCGAATGAGTCGGCGAAGGTGTCCTTGAGGTGCTGGTGACCATCCTTGCTGAGGTTACCTGGATGAGACAGCACGCCCGACAGCCGCACGCCATTGCGGAACGTGCTCGCGGCATGCGCTTCGATCGCTATCGCGGTGCCAAGTGCTTCCCGTGCGCGCTGCAGTCGCGATCGGCCGATGATCCCGTTATCGGATCGATCGCGGAGATGCAGCATCTCCTCGGGCAACAGCCGGCGACGACGACCGTCCAAATCAAACACATCGTAAACGATGTTGCGCGTCTTTGGGATGCGCCACGTCGTGACTTGATCGGGGTGATACGGAATGAGTTCGTAAGGCGCGCCGCTATCGTCCCACTTGATCTCTGAAAAGCTGTTGCCGCGCAGCAGCACATGCCCCAGCATCATTTCGATAAATTCCGGAGTCGTCTGAATCTTGTTCGGCCCACGCTGCAGCAGCTGCGCAACCGGATGGTTGGTATCGTCGACCTTCACGCCTTCACTGACGCGGCGATAGAGATGGATCGGCAATGATGCTACCGACTCGGCGATCACCTGAACGCAGGCGAAGACGGCCGACAGGTTCTCCGCGAGATACGGCGAGGTAGCGACACCGGAATCGGTCGTGATGCCAGCAGAGAACCCATATTGCGACGACTGCAGCAAGTCCCACGACGACCACGGCCCGCTCCGCCGCTCCGTCCGTGACCCAAAGATGCGTGAGATCAGGCTCATCGGAGGATGCTTTCAAGGTACCGCCGACGCACCGCGACACGCGCAAACAGGATCTTAGGCCGCGACCGAGCTATCACGACCGTCTCGCCATAGGCGGGATGCGACGATACGACCGAGATCTCGCACAGGTCGACCGAGCGCAGCTCACGATGATCGCCGTCCCATCGCTCTTCCAGCACATGAAAGCCAAACGACATTCCGCCGGCATCGTTGCGGGTGACGAGTTCGAGGATGTCGCGCGCATAGGACGTGTCCGGCAGATCCAGATCGAACTGCAAGCCGCGCATGTCCTCGCTCAGGCGCAGCGTGCCCGACTTCGTCCGCGCCAGGACGCGATGAGGATCGTGATCGACGAGACCGAGCACATCCTTGCCGGCAGAAAGAGATTTCTGGAAAGCGCCGGGCAGAATGGTCTCGGTGAAATCGTTGATATGCGCCGCGGTGCCGAACGTGGCGGCGTATCCCGAGAGCCGGCGCCCTTGGGTTCGCAGTTCGACCGATGTAGCGCGCCGCTCCATGTTCATTGACCGGTTAGGTCGTCAGCAGATCCTTGATCGCTGCGAACGATTTCACTTGGCGAACGCCAACGTCGCAGGTCGCCATCGCGCGAACTTGGACGTTGCCTTTGGTGTATGCCGTCGACTCGTACGGGTTCACGAGCAAGTCGAATGCCGACCAGTACCCGATGATGAGATCGACCCAGTTTCCAAAAATCAGCGCGCTGCAGACTGTGCCCGAAGCGCCCTTGACGAGATTGCTCGGGATCAAGTTCGACATTGCAAACGGGTATCCGGCCAACTCGGTGTCGCCAGGACTCTCCATGATGAAATTTGAACTTGTGTCGGCCGTCGATTTCAGTACCGACGACGCTTTGCCGGCAAACTTCGCGTTGCTCACAAAGCCGAGTGAACCGCGCAACGCATTCGCGCCGGCAACGGCGCTGACCAACGCGATGACATTTGCCCAGGTTGGTGCGAGCCCAGCAGCGCCGCCGGCAACATCGCCGATTCCGGTTGTCGCGAGAACACCGACCGGCTCATTGCTGCCGCCGCCGATAATCGCGCCCTTATCGATTGCCCTCGCGAGCAACTGGGCAAAGTCGGAGCGCAACAGCGTCTCAATGTCAGGGGACGATTGCTGCAGCATGTTGCGGGACACCTCGACGAGGGCACCGACATGCTTGGGCGAGAGCGCCACCTGATCGTACTGTGCGTCGGATGCAGTGAGGCCGGAATTTTCCGCGACCCATGTGCCGGTCGCGGACTGCTTCAATCGCGGGATGGCAACGTTGCCGACCAGATTGCTCAGCGTCGTTGCACCGAGCCGCGCAGTCGCCAGGGCATCGCGCAGGATATCGATAAACTGGTTTCCGAGCAGATCGGTCTGAATCAAGTTGCTGCCGGGGCCGGGAGCCGGCAGACCGGTTGTGATGACGCGCTTTTCAAAAATCTGCGTCGGAGCGAGCATGCCTTCCGGCGTCATGCCATTGCGACGCGACAGTTCCTGCGAGATCTCAATTTCCTTACCGGCGTCAACCGCCATGCCTGACTGATGGGCGATGGCCCGGATGATAGAATAGCCGCGGGCCCGATCTTCGAAATTTCCATCGCGACCGTTGCCGTGGACCAGGATAGCCGGCGCCGCTCGCGTGGCCTCTTGGACATCCTTGGCGCGTTCGATCTGGCGATCGAAGCCGGCGATTTCGGTTTTCAGTTCCTTGTGTCGCCGGTCTTCGACCTCAGAATAATCGCGGGTCTCGACCTCGCATTTGTCGGCCAGACCCTGCATCTCAGAAATGGCGTGCGCACGCTTCTCCAGCAATTCATGAAGCTTCATGGCCTTCGAGGCCTCCATCTAGGGCCGGCGTCCCGGCCACGGGAAATGCGCCGCAGTCACTGCGGTGCGTGGTGAGGGTAGGCTCAATTGGTGGCATATGCAACTAATTCGCCACAATCGTTGCAAGTGCAACGAATCAGATCGTCAGAATGCCGCGTTCTTCGTAGACCGAGCGCTGCGGCGGAGGGGTCCTGGTCGCGCTGCCCATGGCCATTAGGAGCGCCACGACGCCGTCAATATGGCCGATTGCCCGCTTCTTCGACGGCTTGCGGTTGCCGGCTGGGTCCATCTCGATGGCGACGTTGGCGATCTGCCATCGCAAGATCGGATGTCCGCCGTGATGTATCCGACGATCGAGGACCGCAGCCTCAAGCGCCTGGACTGGCTGGGCCATACTCACGAAACCTTGGCCGAACTCTTCCAGCGGCAAGAGAACACCCTGCTCGGCGCACTGAGCGTTGAACGTTTTGATAAACGCTCTATCGTACGCGCACGCTTTCAGATCGTACTCGACCGCGACCTCGGCAAGCCGCTTGATGATCGCCTTGAAATTGATCGCGCGACCGGCTGTTGTTTCGAGCAAGCCGGCGTCGCGCCACAGTCGATAATGCCCGCCTTCCTTTCGATCGCGATCGAGCAGACCTTCCTCGGGCAGCCAGAAGAACGCTTTGATTGCGCCAGTCTCGGGCCAGAAGAGACAGAGCGCAGTCATATCTGTTGTTGAACTCAGATCCAAACCAGCATGACACGGGCCGATCAGGTCCCGCTTGTCGACTGGTTGGTCGCACAGCATCCAATCGCCGTCAGCAATGAATTGTGTGTTTGCGTCGATCCGCATATTGAGACGGAGATTGCAAAATTTTGCCCGAAAACTTGGGAGACGCTTCGCTTGCGCTGCTTGTGATCGAAACTCATTCAGATCAAGAAACTTGCCTAGCGCTTCGTTGCAAGCAAACCAAACCTGCTCATCGAAAATATCTGCATCCTTCGGAGCTGCGGCAAGTTGCAGATAGACCGACGGATCGACATCGAGCAGGGCGTCGTCGATGAGCTGACTTAAGGGATGCGTATCATTTGCCGCTTGCGTGCTGATGACGATGCCGAGACTTTCGGATCGTTTACCCATCGCGGTGCGTAGGTTATCGAACAGATCAGCATTCGGCGCCTGTGCCATTTCGTCATATACAAAGAGCGACGGCGACAGACCATGAGCGCGCTTGTCATCAGCGCTCAATGATTCGTAAACGCTACCGGCACCATCGCCCGACATCACCTCAAGTATCTTGCGATGGCGCATGATGTTGACGCGCTCCGCGAACTCGGGGACAGCATCAACGATCGCTTTCATCTCTGCGAAACAGATCGCTGACTGCATCTTGGAGTACGACGCGGAATAGATTTCGCCGCGCTGTTCGGCTTCGGGTCCAAGCAAGTGAGCAAGCGCAATACCTGCTGCGAGACCTGTTTTTCCGCCGCCCCGTGGCTCGGACTTGATTGCGAGCCGGATCTTGCGTCGGCCGTCTTTCGACAAGCGACCGTAAATCTCCTCGATGAATTTGCGTTGGTTCGGCAGCAGCCGCATTTTCTTTCCGGCAAGTATTCCTTTCGTCACTGGCAAATTTTCGAGGAACGCAATCATCCGTTCGACGCGGGACTTTTTACGTTTCCAGGCAGCAGCAGGACGTGACTTGGCAACGCCGCGCTTGATAGCGTGCGGACCACGGAGACCCATGGGAAATCCTTCAATTTTTTTGAAAGTTAGGCTCGCTAAATGGGTGGCTTCGTTCCGCATGCAAGCGATGCTTGTGATTGATCCCCCTCCCGCCGTACCAACGACGAAGGGCAGGCATCAATCGAGCGGGTACCAAGGGTTGGCGCGCGGAGCGCCGTTGACATCACAGCCGCGATACTTGGGTGGGATCCACAACAAGCCCGCGCGTTCAGCACGCGTCTTCGACTTGTGACAGTCACTGCATAGCGACTGCAGGTTCGCTGACTTGCGCGCGTCGCCGCCAGCGTTGATTGGGAGGATGTGATCGACCTCGGTCGCGACCGTCATCGCTTCATCAGGGCAACCTTGACATAGTGGATGATGAGCAAGTTGGCGCGCTCGAATCACCCGCCATGCGGCGGTCGAATAGAACCCTGTCAAGTGCTGCTGTTGTGCATCATGATGGCGAGGGCGGTCAGCATCACGACCAGCAACACCGCAATTGCGATGAGAGCGTAGATCAATGCAGCCTCATCCGCTCGCGTTCGAGCAAGGCCTGAAGCTGCAGCTGCAGCCGCTTCATATCATCGTCCAGTTTGTTGTAGTGGTGGACCAGCGGAACGAACATCTTTTCCTCGACCGCGAGGAACAGCCGGTTCAGGTCGTCGTCTGTGATCGGCGGTTGATCGGTCATGGCGCAACTGGGATGGTTCGAGTCGGCTTGATGACGACGGTGCCGTTCATCGCGGTCCAGACATCAGCGTCATCGCTGACCCGCATCTCATGAAAATAGTAGCCCGGAGTCAGATTGGCGGTGTCGGCGGCAGCCAGCACGAATGTTGCCTGGCCGCCCGGACCCCAGGTGATTCCGCCATCGCTCGATTGCCGAAGGATCAAATCGGCGTCCGAGTAAAGGGTCCCGGCCATGCGCCACGAGACATTGAGCAACGGGTCGGAGCTGTCGACCGCACTGCCATCCGCCGCGACGATGTCGACCGACACCTCGCGAGTGTCGCCGCGGTACATGATGATATCTTGGCATCTGAGCGTCATCGGATTGCACCTTTTTAGTATTTGATTCGGATATCGAGATTTGCCGGCCTACGACCGCGTAGGAAGGCGCTGGGTGAGTTTGCGCCCGATCGGGGGGCGACCGCCAGTCAGCCGGATTAAACGAACCAGCGAGGCCGCAGCGGAGGATTTCGACCCTCTGGGCGTCGTCGCCATTTAACGGTCACCATCCCATTGCTAGACATGAGCTTGACAAAAAACGCCAGAAACTCATTTTTCACTCAAAATGGTCCACAAAAATGAGCTTGATGAAAACTCAAAACAGATCCCAAGTTGTTGATGTTGCTGGGACAACCATTGCCCAATCTGCACTCAAAAATCACTCAAAAAGCTGTCAAAAATCGGTTGTTTTCGGCACTTTTTCTGAAATTCGTAAATTGAAGAAACCCTTTGTTTATCGGCATAAGTACAGCGTTTTGGGTTAACTATGGATACTTCGCGCTACGACAACCAATGGGAGGGATTGGCGACGGCCGATCTGCTCGCAGCCTGCCGGCCGCGCGAGCAGGCCCGTTTCGTGGTGCTGTATTGCTCC